GTGGGCGAATGTCGCAGCTGCTGGCGGACAGGCAACAGTTGATGTTGCTCTCGCTGGATTTGGCGCACTCAATACCGCTGGTGATCAAACTGTTACACTCGGTCTCGCTGGGTTAGATACTGCTGACAGTATCGCTACCACTGGTCTCACCACTGCTGGTGACATTGCTACAGTTGGTATGAACAACCTCAACGATATGGGTCAGTTTGGTATGACTACGGTTGGCGCAATCGGAACTCACGGTCTTGATAAGACCACTGAGTTGGGTAAGTGGGGCATGGAAGGTATCTGGACTACCAACAAAGATTGGTTAGAGTATTCTGCTACTAATGATACTAACTTTGCTAACATTATCGCTGATTTCAATGCGACAATCCGACAGTTTGGAACTGATCTCGCAACACCTATCACCTGTGCTGATGATGGCACTGGAGCATTTACCTGTTCTGGTGGCAACTAGTCACATAAAAGTGTGATAAATAAGGGGGTGTTGACCCCCTTTTTTTATGGAGTAAATTATGGTTAAACCAAATCCCAAGTTAGAACAACAAAAACTTGCATTGATTGAGGAAAAAATTGAGAAGTCTTTTCTCAAGACGCAAGAAGAATTTGACACTGATGATACAGAAGATATCATTGAAGCGTTATCAGAGGCATTATCTATAGATTATGTTGAGAAATGGAAAGTATATGCGAGAATGAAACTCGCAGAACGAAATTTCCAACGGTCTGAGATGATGCGGAAAAGTCTGATACAAAAACTTATCCACACACAAGCGAACCTAGATGTCACTCTCACCGCACTGGAGGACAAGAAGATAGCAGTTGACTTTGAGATACAGGATAAGATGAGACTAAAGGAACAGATCAAGAGTCTACGCAACGAAATCAAAACGCTTAAAAAACCAAAAGAGGTTTCAAAGCGTTTGGCCCCCGAAAAAAAGTCTCCGGCCAAAAACGCCTGAGAGGTTTTTTATAAATAGTCTTATCACAAACACAGTTGTTGAGAAAATGTTTAGTTTCGCATCATATTTACAGGAAGATGCTCAAGGTAAGAATCTGCATCTTGAACACCTAGAGGACGAAATACTTAATTTCGGAATCGGTGGTGCTCGTGGAGCGATCAACTTTTTGCAAGCTTTACGAGATATGTTATCTGGTAACGCTCGATCCTCAATCAATATGACTGTGAAATGGGATGGCGCTCCTGCTATATTCGCTGGTGTCGATCCTTCTGATGGTAAATTCTTTGTCGCAAAGAAGTCTGTATTCAATAAGACTCCACTGCTGTATAAGACAAGAAAAGAAATAAACGATGACCCAAAACTACCACAAGCTTTAAAACCAGCATTTTTAATCGCACTGGAAGAATTTGGTAAATTAGGTATAAAAGGTGTCTTACAGGGTGATTTGATGTTTACTTCTAGTTCTTTGGAAACGGAGATGATAGATGGACAAAGATTTACTACCTTTCAACCGAACACGATTGTATATGCGGTTCCTAGATATTCTGATCTTGATCGCCAAATCAGGTCTGCAAAAATTGGTGTCGTTTGGCACACCACATACTCAGGGCAAACTCTGGAAAAAATGTCGGCGTCTTTTGGTGCAAACATTAGTGGACTCAGAAAGAACAAGGCAGTTTGGATGGATGATGCTACATACCGTGATGAGAGCGGAACTGCGACATTTACTAAGGCGGAAACTAATGTTGTAACTGGTCATCTGGCCACCGCCGGTAGACTGTTTCAACGCATAAAGAAAACAGAACTTGATGCCATGTTGAGATTGCAACGGCAACTAGAGTCACAGGGTAAGACTGCTGGTGCCACTCTCAAGACCTATGCTAACTCCAAAGTTCGTGCCGGAGAAAAGATTACAAATGTCACTGCATACGTCAATGGGTATGAGAAGTGGGTGTCCGACAAGTTTGATGTTCAGACAGAAAAACTAAAACAAGAAAAATCAAAGAAAGAGAACGAAAGAAAGAAACAAGAAGTTCTCAGAGAAGTCAAGAAATACCGCAATTTGCTAATAAATGTCATCTCATTCCAGAATGCTCTGGTAGATGCGAAAATGGTTATTGTGAGAAAACTAAATACTATTAAACAAATGATGGATACTTTTGTTCGCACCAAACAGGGATTCAAGGTGACCAATCCAGAAGGATATGTTGCCATTGACAGAGTTGGTGGAAATGCGGTCAAACTAGTAGACAGGATGGAGTTTAGTTACAATAACTTCACCGCAATCAAGGCGTGGGACAGATGAGTAAGGAAAAACATATAGTATTTGCTTTTGGTAGGATGAACCCACCCACTGCTGGTCACAGTAAACTAGTGGATAAGGTTCACTCAGAGGCAAGAAAAAAAGGAGCAGATCACAGGGTGATTGTCAGTCATTCTCAAGACAAACACAAAAACCCGCTTACGTCTGCACAAAAAATTCGATACCTAAAACATGTCCATCCACAGGGCAAGTTTGAGGGTTCTTCATCGTCACAACCACACGTTTTCGCCCATTTGGCGAAAATGCACCAACAAGGACATACTCATGTCACGATGGTTGCTGGTTCTGACCGTGTTGGAGAGTTTCACAAGTTGATCAACAAATATAATGGTAAAAAAGGTAGTCACGGATATTATAAATTCAAGAGTCTGAAGGTAGTTTCTGCCGGAGCTCGTGATCCAGACGCTACGGGTGTCGCTGGTATCAGTGGCACTAAAATGCGATCTCACGCATCCAACAATGACTACAAATCTTTTAAATCAGGACTTCACGCCAAAACCTCACACGGAGAGGCAAAGAAGTTATTCAACGCAACAAGAAAGGGGATGGGGTTGAAAGAGGGTCAGGTTAGATTGTCTTTCTCTGCATTTCTAAAGGAATCGGCATGAATAGAGAAGAAGTATACGAACAATTAAAAATAGACGAGGGAGTGGTTTATGAAATCTACAACGATCACCTCGGATACCCTACCTTTGGAGTCGGTCATCTTATCAAAGAAAGTGACGAGGAATTCGGAAAACCTGTTGGAACTCCAGTTGACGAAGAAAGAGTCAGGGCGTGTTTTGAGAGAGACCTTGACATTGCCGAACGAGAGTGTGAGCATCTATACGGAGAACGGGAATTTGGAAGTTTCCCAGAACAAGTCCAGCAAGTCTTGGTTAATATGATGTTCAACATGGGGCGTCCGAGATTAAGTCAGTTTAAGAAAATGAATAAAGCAATCCACGAAGGAGATTGGAAAACTGCCGCCGTGGAAGGCAGAGACTCTAGGTGGCACAAACAAGTTACCAATAGAGCGGAAAGGTTGATGGTAAGATTAGAGGAAGTATAATGGATAAAAATATGATGAAAGGAATTATTATTGGTTTTATGGTGATAACCATAGGTGCGTGTTCAAATCTGGGTAACTTGATCCCCAATAAATTTGATAACGTTGAATATGGTTCTTTGGTTAGATTAGGTGTTATCACAGAAAACGCCAAAGAATGTGACGGGTCACTAGTAATGAGTGCGTGGGGTGAATCTGCATTTTTAGAGAAGTATGCTAAATACACCATGAACGAAACCAACCAAAAAATTTATGTTAAGATCAATGATCTTGTAGAAGAACTGAAGGACAGGGAAGACCCAACTCCAGCATATTGTCGCATCAAGTGGGGCAATATCTCAAAGGTGGTTGAGGAAGCCTTATCCGTTTCTGGGAGTAGACAAAAATGAGTGACGAACAAAATTTAGTAGACCACTATTCACAAAAAGTCAAAGAGTTGAATGAACTCTTAGATTCTGGAATGCTCAGTCCGTCTGAGTATGAAGAACTAGTTGAGGACTTCAAAGATATAGAATCTATCAGAGAAGATATCAGTGATGAAAAGAACAAAATTCTCGCTGCAAAAATCGTAGAGGCTATATCGGTTTTAATCAAGGTAGTTTAATGTTTTTCCATGAGACCGATGACTTCTTAGTTGTCGCAAATCTCAGATGTGGACACACCAGTATGGCATCTGCCTTTGGTATTGAACCGCATAGATTTATGGAGGCAAACCCAGACAATTGGACATACAGATTAAAGGATTCCAAATCAAAAATTAAAGTTGTTGTAGTAAGAAATCCTTGGGATAGATTGCAATCTGCCATGAATTTCTCTACAGACCGCACTGTGATTTCTGAACACTCTGTGCCCTATCTAAATAAATTGAATAGTCTTGAGAGTGAAAAAAGAACTTTGGGTGGACAAGGACAACTCTGTTTCCGTTTTGAGGATTACTTTATCATAAATTTTCACAAATTGTCTGAATATATACCTATTGATGACAAATCAGTGGTCACCAATGCTGAGTCATCCGAAAAAGATTTGGATAGGATGTTTGAGTTTTGGTCACCAGAAGAATTGTATGATGAGGACAAATCTTATCTTGAGATAATGAGAAGACAACCAGAAATATCTGTATCCGTTTTTAAGAATTTTTATAAATAAGCGTATGGAAAAGAAATTTACAGATTTTGTCCCTCTTGAGGAGGGAGTCAACGACCCTGCTATCTTCAAGGCTATATTCCTTGCAGGCGGGCCTGGTTCTGGTAAATCTTTTGTTGTTGGAAAAACTGCCCTACCTACTCTCGGATACAAGGTTGTCAATTCTGACACGGCATTTGAGAAAGCTCTCAAAAAAGAATTCAAAGATAAAATAAATCCCATGGCTCCCGAAAATATTTTTTCACTCAAGGGACAATCACTGAGAGACCGTGCTACCTACATCACCAAACAACGCAAGTCTAATTATATTCAAGGTAGACTTGGTTTGGTTATTGACGGAACTGGCAAGGACTACGAAAAAATTAAAGCGCAGAAAATCGAACTAGAAAAACTAGGATACGAAACTGCGATGATCTTTGTCAATACTAACATAGAGACTGCTGTTGCCAGAGATGAAAAGAGAGAAAGGACATTGGGTGCGGCCCAGATCACTCCAATGTGGCAAGCAGTTCAAAAAAACATTGGACGGTTTCAAAACTTGTTCCGTCAAAACATGTTCATCGTTGATAACTCTGATGGTTCTGACTATGAACGTGCGATTCTTGGGACATACAGGAAAGTAGGTGCGTGGACAAGGAAACCGCCTGCGACTCGACAAGCAAAAGCTTGGATCAAGGATCAAAAACAAAAGAGAAACATTACCAGAGAATCTGTGCCTGACGATGAGAACTACATTGATGAGGCATGCTGGGTAGGTTGGAAACAAAAGGGCATGAAGAAGAAGGGAAACCGAATGGTTCCTAATTGTGTCAAAGAAGATGACATGGATGAAGCATTTAGACTCAAGAAGTCCAAACCTTCTGCACAAGACAGATTCAACCAAAGATTGAAAGATAAACATGGTATTGATTTAGAAGCAAATCTAAAGTATTACAAGAGCGTGTCTGACAAATACAAACAGAAAATGAAAGACACAAATGAAGACATCAAGAAGATGGATATGGGGGATGTTATCAAAGATTTCTATAAGAGTGACGCACCTCAATTCAAGGGTAAGTCCAAGAAGAAACGCAGAGAGATGGCCATCGCCGCAAAACTTCAGAGTCAAGAAGAAGAACTCTCTTTCACCGCAGAAGATTTAAGAAAGTGGTTTGGTAAAGGCCCGAAAGGTGATTGGGTTCGTGTCGGCACTGATGGCGAAATCAAAGGTAAATGTGCGAGGGAGCCAGGCGAAGGTAAACCCAAGTGTATGCCCCGTTCAAAGGCTCACAGTATGTCCAAAGATGACAGGGCAACTTCTGCCAGACGCAAACGCAGAAAAGACCCCGTTGCAGATCGGCCAGGCAAAGGTGGTAAACCCATCATGGTGAAGACCGATGTGAAAGAAGATGTGCCACGATACATGATGCCTGCTCTTGCTAAGACTGTCCACAAAGCAAAATATGATAGTGCAAAGAAGGCATTGATCAAATTGTTGGACAGAAAAAAGAAAGAGGGTGGTGGTAGACTGAGACATTCACCAGAATACTACGCACAACAAATTCAAAGAAGCACTCGTGGTATGAGTCAGGTTGATCCTAGAACTCTTGCTAAGATGGTTACCGAAGACATTCAGATCAGTCGGTATGAGTGGGGCAGACCAGAAGGAACCGAATACTTAAAAGCACTGACCCCAGGCGAGCCCGGCGAGACCACAAAGAAAAATAAGAATAACAGTAAGTATCACTACAAAGCAAAAAAGATTGTTGAGGATCGAAAAGAAGAAGAAAAACCAGATATAGAAGTGTTGGAGATGGATGTTGATGCTATCTTCACCGCAGAAGAAATCGCTGACATGGAAATTCAAATCGACAACATGAATTTTGATGATCTAGTTGATTTGGATATGTATGATGAAGATGAGTTAGAGTATATTGATGTCGAGGATGAAGATGATATCCACGATGAGATACAAATAACAGAAGTCTTGTCTATTCAAGGTAGAATGAAAAGACGTTTTGCCGCTAGGAGAAACCGTCAGAAGTTGAAGGTTGCTCGTATGCGTGCTGCAAGACGGGCATCTGATCCAGGCCGACTGAAACGCCGTGCTACTCGTGGTGCGAGGAACCTGATCAAGGCAAGGATTGCTAGAGGTAGGGATATTCAATCACTGCCGCCCGCAGAGAAGGCACGAATCGAAACGATGGCGAAAAGGTTCTCTGGTCTGGTTGCTAGAATGGCAACTAGGTTGGCACCAGTTGTTAGACGAAACGAATTGAAACGTCTGACATCAAGAAACAAGAAACCCATGAAGGCGAAGAAGTATAATCCCGCTAGAGCAAAGGCGCAGGCGTCTAAACAGAAGGCGAAAAAGTTTAAGGTGAAAAAGAAATGAAGACATTCGCTCAATTCGTAGAAGATAAAGGTATGGAAGGTATGACCGTCAAGGGTGGTCATAAAAAACCAGTTAGTCAGGGTGCAGGCCTAACCAAGAAGGGTGTCGAGAAGTATCGCCGACAGAATCCAGGCTCTAAGTTGCAGACTGCTGTGACAACACCACCAAGTAAACTAAAGCCTGGCAGCAAAGCTGCAAAAAGACGCAAATCATTCTGTGCAAGAAGTAGAAGTTGGACAGGAGAAAGAGGTAAGGCTGCAAGACGCAGATGGAATTGTTAGAGGATAAATAAGTGAAGTGGTTATGGGAAAAAATAAAACTCTGGTTCCTAGAGGAATATGAACTAACAGTTTATTTTCCAGGCAAAACAGATATTATGCCTGACGGCTCCCGTGTGGAATCTGCCAGTCCAAAGACGTATAAATGTAAAAAAATTATTAGATTAAAACAAACCCACATAATTTTCGTAGATTTGGAAAATAAGAGGCATGAGATAAAAGTTGTAAATCCCGTTGGATATGATTTAAAGAAAATTTATTAACTTGGTAATGAAATGAGTGTTGACGTATTATTATTTACGGGTATGGCTGCGTATGCCAATACCGTCAAAGATTTTGGCAATGATCCTGTCTATGAAACCAGAAGCAGAACTTCTGGAACCTATCGAATCGCAACTTACATTAGAACAGAATTTGATCTTGACGTAGAAGTTATAGATTTTATCTTTTCGTGGACGTTAGACGAACTCAAAGAAATTTGCAGAAGTAGAATAGGCCCCGATACTAGGATGGTAGGAATCGGTGGCATATTCTTTCTGAGTGCTCCAGTTTGTATACAGTTGTTTGAGTGGATCAAACAAGAATATCCTCATGTAACCACAATTGCAGGCAGTCAGGATATCTGGTCTATTGTTCAGATACCGAATATAGATTACTATGTCACTGGATATGGTGAGTTGGGTGTCAAGGCAGTCTTAGAAGGAAATCCAATCTACAGAGATTTCCAGATGTTCCCACACATGCCCAAGGTCAAGAATGTTGACTGTTGGAGAACAAAAGAGTATAACGCATACCCGTGGCCCATACTCACAATCAACTACGAAAAAAGAGATTTTATCATCCCAGAAGAAGTATTATCATTTGAGACTTCTCGTGGATGTCGTTTCAAATGTTCCTACTGTAACTTCCCGATCCTTGGTGTCAAAGATGACTATACCAGAGATGCGGATGACTTTGACACAAACCTAAGAAGAAACTATGATGAGTGGGGTGTCACCGAGTATATCATCACAGACGATACCTTCAATGACTATGTAGAAAAGATTCGTAAGTATGCAGATAGGGTAGAACAAATGCCCTTCACACCAAACTTCACTGGATATGTCCGTGCCGATTTGTTGACCATGAGAAAGGGTGATCTGGAAGAAATGGCTAGGATGCGATTCAATAGTCACCTCTATGGTATAGAAAGCACAAACTACGAATCAGCAAAAGCAATTGGTAAAGGTGGTAAACCAGAAAAGATATTGCCTGGCATCCTAGAGGCGAAAGAGTATTTTCTTAAGCACAACGGATTCTATCGTGCTGAGATGAGTTTCATTTGGGGATTGCCACACGAGACAAGAGAAACACTAGATTTCACTTTCAAGTGGTTGGATGAAAATTGGGTGGGCGAAGCAGTATCAATGTTCCCCCTTCATATCATGCGAGACAATGGATTTACCCGACCCAATGACATGTCTAACAATATGGATAAGTATGGATATAAAACTATGCAACCAGTAGAGGTGACACCAGTTGGCAATCGACTAGATCATATATTTGAAAACCCGAACATCCACCCATACTTCAAAGACAGAATAAGAAAACAAATACCCGATCCTAATAGTCCACAGTTTCAGATGGGTAGTTATTTGTGGAAAAACGAAAACTTTGACTACATTGAATCCTTCATAGGGGTGCAAGAGAATCTTTTCGGTCACGAAAGGTTCTGGGATCGTGCTGTTCCCACTTTCAACCAAGCAAACTGGCAGGCAGTCGGATATAAAAAGGAAGATATGATGAAAACCTTCAGAGAATTAGGTGAAATGATGAACCCGCCGCAAGAATTGGTCAAACAGTCCATCGAAGATTACAAACAGAAGAAGTTATCTTTATAAATATATTGAAACAACCAACTTAGGAGCATCAACATGCCAGTTGAACGACACATACGAGAGATACTGGAAGGTGGTGAATCATCTCTACTAGAAGCCGATATGTCAAGACGCCTTGATATGTTGGTAAGACAGGGATTGATGCCAGTTTCAAAACTTCCTCTACTTAAACGTGGTCTTGAGAAACTACAATTAGGTAAAGTGGGTAGTCCACAAGAAAGAGAAGCAGTTAGTTCTTTACTGAATTCGATGATGTTCATCGTGTTGGGAGATGACACGGTATTTAACCGAGCTCGCCAACATACACAAAAGAATCGGTATCAAGCCGAGGAGAGTGAGAATGTCGAGGAGTGTAAGGACGAAGAAGATTTCAAACCTCATATGATGTATGACCCAAAGACCGGCAAAGGTTACATGGCAAAGAAATATGAAGACCATGTGAAGATGGATAAGATGGGTTACACTCACGACAAACCAAAAATGAAAGAAGAAATGGATATGTGCGATTGCGATTGTGAGTGCGATGGCAATATCTGTGAGACATGCGGTTTGATGAAACCAGTATTGGAGAAGTATGATACTCCTGCTAAGAAAAAACCAGTTTCTCAGATGTCTGATTCTGAAAAGAAAGCAAACGATGAGAGGCGAAAGGCTTACAACGAGTTTCAAAAGAAAAATCGTATGAATGAAGAAGCCACTGCGAATCACGCCGACAAGATTGAAAAACACTTAGGTAAAAATTATATCGCTCAAGTTGAAGATGGCGGTCATATCAGTGTTATGCACAAAAATGCTAAGTCAGCTGAAAGGGCACATGAGATTCATGTCCACGGAGGTCACGCAAAAGTTGTTCATACTGAGACTGGCGAGACAAAGGGTAAGGTAGAGTATAAAGGTGTTCAACACTTGGATAATCTGTCTAAGTTGGCGAAAAAACACGACTCTCATCTCAAGGAAGAACTATTAGATGAATATGGCGCTCCACAAAAACCTAAAAAGATGGTTAAAGTCAAGGTTGATCCGTCAAAAATTAAAACAAGGGTAACAGACATTGGGCCCGGCGGAAAAGAGGTTGTTAGAAAAGATTTTGATGAAGAAAATGATTTTCGCCATATCCAACAAGATTCAACAGAACTAAACAGTGACGGTAACCGAGACAGGGGCCGTTACGGTGAAGACTTAACAGGAGAAAAGGAAATGTTTCAATTCCAGCCAGGCAATCCTTTTGCCAAAGTAAAAAAAGAAATGCAAGAAGGCGCTTTCAAAAGAATGGCGACTGATGCTGAGGAAGACGATAGACTGAAGGCACAGAAGAAGGCCGCTCGACTTTCCAAGAAGATGTCTAAACTGGAAAAAGAAACAGACCCAGGCCTCAAGGAAGCAGAGGACAAGTTTGAAGAACTTCTGGAGAAGAATGTTCCTACGAATCCAAAACTGTGGTCAAAGTTCAAGGCACAGGCAAAGGCGAAGTTTGATGTATATCCTTCTGCATATGCCAACGGTTGGGCTGCAAAAAAATATAAGGCTGCTGGTGGTAGTTGGAGATCAGAGAGTGTAGAGTTTGATGAACTCGTTGATCAACTGGATGAGTATATCACTTCCAAACAGGTCAAGATGGCGAAGGGCATTGCAAACGATCCTCGCTACAAGGGTGGTGACATGACAGGTGCCGCTAAGAAGATGGAGAAGATTAAGAAAGGTCTCTCTAATCACCCAGGCGCCAAGAAGGCACTACGACTCGCAAACGAAGGTGTATTCGATGACTACACTGACGAAGAACTGGATGAGTTGATCGAAATGGAATACAAGGCCAAGTTTCAGGCGATGTTGAAGAAAAGTGGTAAGTCACTTGCGTCCATGTCACCCGATGAGAAGAAAAAGTTTTTCAATAGTGTAGATGCCGCACACAAGGCAAAGAATGAAAGTTACACTATGAAGAATACCTACGCCAAGTCTGGTGCGATGGCAAAAGACAAGGCGAGTCACAACACTGGTGGTTTCCGAATCTCTAACAAGGATGCCGCTGCTGCAAAACAACGTTTGATGCAGAAGAAGGGTATGAAAATGGAAGATGCCGCTTCTGATGCAAAGAGAGACTACGATGCGGATGACAAGAAAGGTATGGCACCTTTGAAGAAAGACAAACCCGCCAAGGTTAGTTCTGCAAGTAATGCTAAGGAAATTGAACACATTGTTCCTCAACTCCGCAAGGCGATCACAGTTGGTAAGGAAGTTCAGTTCCAAGATGGGAAGACACATAAGATCAGCAAGGGACACGCTGCAAAGTTCTTGAATAAGTATATGAACGGCAAACCCGCTCAGAAAGCTGATATGCAATCGTCTGCCCACAAGAGCCATGATCACTTTATGAAACATGTATAAATAAAAGAGTTAGTAAAAAACCTAAAAGGAGAGAAACATGTCAGGTTGGGGAAAAGCGGACGATAAAACGTCCACAGGAACGATTACCATATCTGAGCCCACCATTACTTTTAATGGAGCATCTGCTGTTGATGCTAATGTCATCACTTCATCTGCACATGGTTTCCGCAACGGAGACTATGTAAAGTATACTGATGGCGGCGGGACACAGATTGTGGGTCTTACAGATACGTCTAGTTACTATGTGACTAACGTAACAACAAATACGCTGCAGTTAGCAGATTCATATCACAAAGCGATGATGAATTTGCCTGAACCATTAACGATTACTGATGGTGCTGGTGCTTCACATACGTTGACTCTTGAGTTCGACAAGGCGCATCGTGCTACTGTTACTGGTTCTGGAACTGGTTTCACTACAGAAGCTGCTACTGGTGATGTTCTGGTAACTGGAACACAGGAACTTCTGATTACTGAAATCGCTAGTGACACTGTTTGCACAGTTATCGCATTTGATCGACAAACTGCGCCTGCAGCTGCTTCTGGTGCAAACTTTACGTTGAACGAGAAACCCACTTCTCTTGGTTCAGATGCCAATACCGATAACACTCTGGTGTTTGGTGTTGACAACACCGAGATTTTGCGTGGTTCTGACAACATCACAAGTATTGCGGTCAATGCTGAAGGAACACAATACTTAGAAGTGCCTGATGTTACGGTT